TGCATATTATTCTAGTATAGGATTAGCATTGTTTACTGTTTTAGCAACTTTAATATATCATTTTCCTTCCAACAAAAGTCAATATTATGCTTTTATGAAAAATTTAACAGCAACTGGTTCATTAATGTTACTTTCAACTATGTTTCAATAATGTAATTATCTTATAATAATATATATGGATTATTGTTTATTAATTATTTTAACCTTTGTTGTAACTGCTCTTTGGGACGTAGCATTGCGTTTTATGTCGCTTAATTATGATAAGCTACCAAAATTTTTTCAAATGGATTTTGTGGAAGATTTAATACCATATTTTCAACATCATACCTTGTTAGCAGTGGCTCTTATTGCTGGATTTGTAGGTGCTACTACGCAACCATTTATTTTATCATTAATGTCTTTTCCAAAGAATATTTTTGATATAGTTTATGTATTGAAGTTTATGATAATAACATTTATTATTAGTGCATTATATGGTTTTGTAATGAAAGGAAGTAAATTATTTCCTCATTTAGAAAAACATTATTATGATAAATTGGGTGTTGCGAGAAGTATGTACACTGATGGAGTATCTGGTTTAATTGTTCAATCTACATTATTGGCAATTTATACTGTATTCAAATTACATTAGATGAATATAATTTAAACCGTAGGAAAATATTCCCAGTCTAAATCTTCACATACCTTTTTCCATATCATATCTTGTTCTAATTGTTTTTCACGGTCTTTCATCATAGGAATATAAGGTAAATATTGGGTTTGGTCTAATAATACACATAATTGGTAAAGCGTATATGTGTAATTAAAGAAATTTGTTCGGTTAGGAGGGCAATGCACTGCCCAAGGCTTTTGGATTTCAATAAACAGAACACATAAGGTTTCATGTAATTCTTCATTCATGATGGGTGGTTTTACACCGAACAAAGAATTAATGTATTGAATATGCTCAAAATACTTGTTATAATTTAATTTTCGTAAAATATCACGCATTTTATCATAGTTAATTTCTTTCATATTTGTAATACGTTCCTTTTTAATACGTGCTCTTATATTTTCAATGACTTCTTCTGGAATTTGGGTAGTTTCTTTGGCTTGAAATTGGGATAAAATTTCCTTGAAATGATTTAAACGAATATATGCAGTATACGATACTTCATTGGGTGGTTCTTTATTACTTGGTTTATTACTATCTACTATATAAGTTACAAATTTACAACATTGAAGATTATTACATATTAATACCCCTTCTTCGTCTTGTGGTATTAATTCTCCTTCATTACAATATTCACATTTATCTGCATTAATAATATAATCTTGTGGTTGTAAAGTTCCTATATTCATATTTCTCCAATATTGTTGTAAATATTGTTTAGATTGTGTATATTTTTCATTATTAATATCAGAAGATTCATTATTTGTAGATTTAATTTTGAAAAAACTATTTAATGTATCGGTATTTTGATTTACATTTATTGAATTGCCTGATATTTGTTTTTTTTGTTCAAAAAAATCAAAAATGTATTTGGAATTGTCTAATAAATACCTTTTCTTTTCAAGTTTTAATTCTCGTATTTCTGATGTAATGGTTTTAATTTGGTCAGAAATTTCCATATATTCACTTACCTGACCTTTTTTTAATGTTGGTATAATCGCATTTAAACGTTTTTTTTCATTAATAAGGTTCGGTATAGTTTCTTCTTTATGTTCTTGAAATTTTATTAACATAGACTGATGAGTTTCATCAATCGTATTAATTATGGTATTTTTTTTATTCATAAATATATAATAATTTAGGTTTTTATATATATATGACGGTTAATATTAAATTAGATACCCATGTTTTAGGATTTATATTAATGAATTTATTTGGACATGATTTTATTCATGATTTTAATGTATTATCATGTAGAGATCGTTTATTAACAGTTCAAAAAGAATTTCCTTCATTTCTTCCAAGTATAAGTGGTGGAACTGAACTACATGGTGGTGAAGAACCTGCTAATGATGATTTTGATTTAAATGAAGATGATGATGATAATGAAGATGATGGTTATGCCTATTTAGATGATTATGAAGAAATCAAAGATTTTTTTGAAAAAAATCAATTTGAAAGTCTTCAAAATACACGAATTAATAGTTTTTTTACAGGTGCATTAACTCGTTCAAAGGCTAAAATATTGCAAATGTTAGGACATACTATGCAACAATTAAAATTATATGTTCTTACATGTAAGCCTTTAGAAGAACAAACCGGTGGTAGGGCAGAGCGTGCAGAAACATCATTTTTTGATAAGTTTAGTGAAATGGTATTAGGTAATGAACCTACAAAAGTTGATACTATTCCAGTTATAGATAATAAAATGGATAATAAAATGGATAATATAGAAGTTATTGATACACCTAATTATTTTAGTCATCACCAATCAATATTATTTGGTATTAACGCGAGAATAAATAATAGAGTAATGAATGATTATTATGAAGAGGCAGAAGAAGCCAATAATGTTTTAGTAAATAATTGTTTATTTATTATGGAAAATGTTTATTTAAATTTATATAATAATAATCCTACAATAGACCCTTATGATTTATTTGAAAGTAAATATATTGAAATCATGATGATACTTTATGTTATAGATATTGATAATAATTTGGACGTAAGTAACAATTTATTTTTGATATTATATTATTTTATTAATAAAAATACATTTGGAGAAAAAGAACAAACTGGTGGCGATGATGAAACGGATGAAATTATAGAATATTATAAAAATTTTATTAATCAATTAGAAGAAAATAAAGATAACGGCGAAACCCTAAAAAGTATTGTTTCTAATATTGACTTTAATAAATTAGATAGTTTATCAAATAAATCAGAATTTAAAAAGATAAATGTATTAGCAAAGAAAAAAAAAATAATAGAATATGTAAAACGTATACAAAGTCAAGTATTAGACAATACTTCCAGAAGATACAAAAATGTTATAAAAGCTATAAAATCTGAAACGAATGATGTAATAGATATACTTAATATAATAATTGAATATTATGATAACATGCAAGAAAAATTAAATATTAAATTAAATTCTCAAAATAATGGTAAAGAATTAACAACAGAAAATGAAAATGCAATTCAAGGGATATTATATACAGTTTCCAATAAAATATTAGATTATTTTAATGATGATGATAATAGTATAATTGCGAATATGTCTGATAATAATTTAAAAGATTTGATTTCTTATGATATGATGTTAATAGAACAAGTAGGTAATACAGAAATTGGTAATACCAAAGGAGCTTCATTATCAAGTTTTGATAAAAATTTATTAAAAAAATTTGTAGAATATATGGAAAATGAAACATTACCATCTACTATGCGTTTTGTAAAAAATTTTGATGATATCAAAAAATTTGCAAAAGATGCATTAACTATTAATAATGCGATTAATAATTCAGCATATATTAAAACCAACATAATTCCTAAAAATAAAATTATTTGTCCTTATTCGTCAATAATTGATGCTATGGGTAGTTTTGGAAGTTGTATAAAACCTAATAATAATCAATTAGAAAAAGGAAATTTAGATTTTAATATTGAAGATGATAATGGAAATAGTTATAGTGGACAATTAATAGTAGAAAAACAAAATCGTATAAAAGTTATATACAATGTTAACTATGGAAATTTTAGTTTACCTTATGTAGAAATTCCATTAAATATGAAAGATTATAATAAAACATTATATTTATCAGCAAATAATACATTAAAACGTGTTTTAAAACAAATAGTAATAGAATGGAAAAAACCAGGAATAAATCAATTTAATAAATGGGATATATTATTTAATGACCGTATTTTTGAACGATTATTAAGATTATGTTCTCAAAAAGGTATTGGTGATTTTTTTCAAGAAATAAATAGTGTTGCTTATGGCGGAGGATATCAAAACCCCGTAATAGACCCACGTATAGGTGGTATGGGTGACCAACCTTCAGGTGTTCGTGCAGCAATGATGATATATAAAGGTTCAGAGGGTATAGGCGACAAAGTTATGGCTGGATTTTTTTCTTCCACCAGTAATAATAATGCAATTGTTTTAAAGAATATCGATAATAAAAAACGTCAAATGGATAGTACAAACAATACAAACACTAAAAAGGCAAGACGTGGTGGAAAAAAACAAACTCGTAAAAGTGGAAAAAAATCAATGTAACTATTGTTTATATGCCTACCAAATTAAACATAGATTTACCATCCAATATTAAATTAGATAAAGCAACTTATCAAAGAATGATATTTATAACAAATGCTTTAGAACAAGGATGGACGATCAAGAAAAAAGAAGACTCTTATATATTTACTAAAAAACATGAAAATCGCCGTGAAATATTCCAAGAAAATTATTTAGAAAGTTTTGTAAAAACTAACATTACCAATATATAAAATTAAGTAAATTATTTAATTTTATACGTAAATTCGAGCTAAAAATATATAAAAAATATATAACAAATTAAAAAGCATATATCAAGTAAAAAAAGTAAAAGTTAATGCATTTAGGAAAAATAAAAAAGAATAATTAATTATATTTTTCTGAAATTATTTTCTTTGTAGAAGTATATAGAATAGAATTCTAAGATGGCTGGTGGACTTATGCAATTAGTCGCTTATGGCGCACAAGACGTGTTCCTTACAGGAACCCCCGAAATTACCTTCTGGAAGGTGTCTTACAGACGCCACACAAACTTCGCCATGGAAAGCATTGAACAAACTTTCTCTGGTCAAGCCGACTTCGGCCGTCGTGTTACATGCACAATCAGCCGCAACGGTGATCTTGCCTACCGTACCTACCTTCAAGTCACTCTCCCTGAAATCAACCAATCTGCTGGTAAATACGCTCGTTGGTTAGACTGCCCCGGAGAACAACTCATCTCCCAAGTTGAAGTTGAAATTGGTGGCCAACGTATTGACCGTCAATATGGTGACTGGATGCACATCTGGAACCAAGTCACTCTTTCCAGCGAACAACAAGCTGGTTACAACAAGATGATTGGTAACACCACTGCTTTAACATACCTTACTGACCCTGATTATGCCGCTGTTAGTGGACCTTGCTCTGGTGTTGATGACGCACCTGCCCAAGTTTGTGCTCCTCGCAACGCTCTTCCCGAAACAACCCTTTACGTTCCCCTTATGTTCTGGTTCTGCCGCAACCCTGGACTTGCCCTTCCCTTGATCGCTCTTCAATACCACGAAGTTAAGGTCAACATTGACTTCCGTCCTATTGGTGAATGCTTATTCGCTGTTAGCGAACTTGGTGCTACTACTGGTTCTAAATCTGCTTCTGGTGCTTACCAAAGCTCCCTTGTTGCCGCATCTCTCTACGTTGATTATATCTTCCTTGATACCGATGAACGTCGCAAGATGGCACAAAACCCCCATGAATACTTGATCGAACAAGTTCAATTCACTGGTGATGAATCTGTTGGTTCTTCTTCCAACAAGATCAAGCTCAACTTCAACCACCCTTGCAAGGAACTCGTCTGGGTTGTCCAACCTGACGAACACGTTAACTACTGTGACTCCTTAGTCGGTGGTAAAACAATGTACAAGGCCCTTGGTGCTCAACCCTTCAACTACTCTGATGCCGTTGATGCTTTACCCAACGCCCTTTCTGCTTTCGCTGCTGGTAATACTCTTACTGGTGCTACCGAATTTATTAATGACGGTATGTTTGAAGGTACTCCCGGTGCTTCTGGTGCTGAATCTGATGCTGCTGCATTCGTTCTTGCCGAAACTGCCCTCAACATGCACTGCTGGGGTGAAAACCCTGTCGTCACCGCTAAGCTCCAACTTAACGGCCAAGACCGCTTCTCTGAACGTGAAGGTTCTTACTTCGACACTGTCCAACCTTACCAACACCACACCCGTGCCCCTGATTCCGGTATCAACGTATACTCCTTCGCTCTTCGCCCTGAAGAACACCAACCTTCCGGTAGCTGCAACTTCTCCAGAATCGACAACGCTGTCCTTCAACTTGTCCTTTCTGCTAACACTGTTAAGAGCACAAACACCGCCAAGGTTCGCGTTTACGCAGTCAACTACAACGTTCTCCGTGTAATGTCAGGCATGGCCGGAGTCGCGTACAGCAATTAAGCATCTTATTATGACTGCATTTAGCTGTTAATTATTAAAAAATTTATATAATAAAAAATTATAATTATATAAATTAATAAAACAATTCTATTGTTTCTATGGTCTTATCTGGAATATTTTCAATCCAATAATCAATCTGTAATTGTAATACAGAAATTCTAGCTTTCCATTCATCTATTTTACTTTTTGTAATTTGTAATACTCCATAACCATTCAATTTCCAACAAGATTTTATTTTTTTTCCAGCGTTATCAGTATAATCATCTGGATTAAATCGTATAAATACAATCGGTCTATGATTTAAATCTTGAGAAATCTCCATTAACCTTTTATTTTCACAAGAACAATCATAAGTATCGTGTTTATTTTCATCCACTTCTACGATTATAATATGACTACCCAGTTCCAGTAATAAATCCGGGCGTCTTTTACTACACCCATCTTCAATTCGTTTGTCAGCTATCCAACCAAAATCTGGAAATTTTTCAATAATTCGTTCTACAATATCTCTTTCTTTGGTTTTAAAATTTCTTGAAATTTCAATATCAGGACAAAAATGAATACAACAAGGTAAGCAATAACCATTGTATTTTTTAATACCTCTTGTTTCACATAAAGGTGCTTTGCACAATTCACTACCACCATGTATTTTACATCTTGAATGTATTTTTCCACATGGACATTTTTCACAACATTTTATACAAACCACAATACTTTTACCGCAAGGACATAACTCTTTACTATTTGGATTACATATAGGACATCGTCTTCTACGTTTATTGT